AGCTCGAGGGAAAAATAAAAGATGCATCAAATATTATTGATGTAACTCCTGAAAAAAAATAAAAAAAAATAAAAAAAGACTTGCATCACTAGTAAAATGTGATATTATATAAGTGTGAGGAAATGAATTTTAACACAAACAACGGAGAAAAAAATGGAGAAAAAAATAAAAATATACAACGGCTTATATAAATACAAAGGTTATATAGTTGATAGACAAGATGCTGGTGTAGATAAACCCTATGTGCACTGGAACATTGGTACAGAGGTTGCAATTCCAAATAGTGATCACACCGAAATTGAGTGGCACGATGGAGCTAATACTCTTAAAGATGCGATTGCATTTATCGATAGAACCTACTAATTAGAAACATAAATAAGAAAATTAAAGAGAGCTTCGGCTCTCTTTTTTTTGCAAAAAAAATAAAAAAAGACTTGCATCACATATTAGATGTGATATTATATAAGTGTGAGATAATGAAATTTCACACTTACACGGAGAAAAAAATATGCATTTAAATTTATTATTTAAAGTAACTGTTGAAACATCTAAGAGAATTGTAACTCCCAGGGATTACAACAAGGCATCATATGTTTTAACACCAACTAAAACTTTCTATTTTATCAATAGTGAAATGGCAGCTCACTTTGTAACTAGGCTTAGTCACAAGGTTAAGTACTACAATGAAGTGAAGAAAGTATCTATGGATACTGTTTGGAAACACGATGTTAAAGATGAGATGAAAGATTGGATCAGAGTTAATACTAGCCAGTCAGTAGCTGAGTGGTGTGTTCATTATGGTCTTGAGAACTATGGAGATAAATCTGCGTTCTCTATCTTAATAAACAAATTGATTGACAAGTATTCTCGTGTGATCAAATTAAGACACGGATATCAAAATGTATCTAAAAGAAAATGGTACACTTGGTTTTTACAGAAGAGATTACCAAGATCTTTGTATGGAAATAAGAACGAGCTATTTAGTGAAAACTCTAAGGCTAAGGTTGAAGAACTTAAAGTTTGGGCAACAAGTTTGCAGAGATAATACTAACCAATCAAATGATCAATGGGGCAGAACTACAAATCTGCCCCACAACAATAAGGAAAAAAAATGAAAAAAAATAAAATAACAAAAGCAGTAGTAAATGGTATTGCTTACAAAGTTGAAGATGGTGATTTATATTATCTCGATACTGTTAATAACAAATATGAAATGATAACTTACTTCGAAGATTTTTCTGAATTTGAATTACATTTTTTGAAAAGAACATTACCAAAGTTTAATTTGTATCATGGGGAGTATCTATAATGGGTAAAGTAAAACAAATGGCATTTGAAGAGGAAGAAAAATATATTCAAAAAACAATTGAAGAGGGTGGAGATTCTCGACAAGAAATTTTACATAATATTTACAAGAGAGATATTATATTTCACTCTCAAGATGTAATTGAAGATCATATTTACGATTACTTTGAAGATAATAAACCATAGGTCAATCTTGCTTTCTTGCCTAATTTAATGTAAATAGATTAGGCATGAAAGAATCACAATTGTGGAGGCATCTTGCCTCGATTCAAAAGACAAAAAGAGATTGGCATTTTTTTAGAATAGAATCTAGTACAATCAACGGAATACCTGATGTCAACGGATGTATGAATGGTGTTGAGATTTGGTTAGAATTAAAATCAGGAGAGAGCAAGAATTATGGTCTTTCAAAATATCAGATTAATTGGCACATAGAAAGATTATCCTGTGGTGGTAATGTCTTCATCTTGCTTTTCACCCCTAAGCTGAAAAGCCTGAAAATTCTCAGGCTTGTTCATCAGGCGTTCATCTTGCACCAAGAAATAAAGTTCGAGCTCCTTGGATCATGTAAATTTAACGAAAAAAACTTGGAGCAATTGCTAACGGATGTGATAATATGGCAAAATTTAACATAATGTATATTATGCGACTATGGGTACGAGCTACTCGGTTTAGAAGGCTCATATATTGTTTGGTTTTTGGTAGTTTTTTTTTTAATTTTTTCTCAGGTCAGAAAAAAAATGTTACTGTCGGTTGACAGTATAGGTTGAGTTGAATACTAACATATAGAAAGTAAAAGTCTAGCATGAAAAAAGATTTTTTAACAACAGATAAATTAAGGCTCGAAGTAGAGAAGCTATGGATCAAGCACATCAAGCTTTGTCAGGATAATTTTTTATATTTTGTTCAAGAGATGTGGCAAGATTTTATATGTCGTAAAGAAAAAGATCCAAGTCAATGGGGACATCATCAAATCATAGCAAAAGAGTTTACCGATATTGCACAGAAAAAAAAAGGAAGGCTCATAATAAACATGCCTCCAAGGCATACCAAATCTGAATTTGCATCAATTTATTTTCCTGCATGGATGATTGGTAAGAATCCTAAATTAAAAATTATGCAAGTATCACATAATACAGAACTTGCAGTAAGGTTCGGTTCTAAGGTTCGAAACATTATTGATTCCCCACAGTACAAACAAATTTTTGGTGATGTGAAACTTCGTGAGGACTCCAAAGCAAAAGGTAGATGGGAAACAAATCATGGTGGAGAGTATTACGCAGCAGGTGTTGGTGCGTCCATCACTGGTCGTGGTGCTGATTTATTGATTATTGATGATCCACACACGGAACAAGACTCAATGTCAGATATGGCAATGGAGAGAGCTTTTGATTGGTACACTTCAGGACCTCGACAAAGATTACAACCAGGTGGTTCAATTTTATTGGTTATGACAAGATGGGCAGAAGATGATTTAACAGGAAGGCTCATAAAAAATCAGTCTGAGGTAAAAGCTGATCAATGGAGACAAATATCTTTTCCTGCAATTTTACCAAGTGGGAATCCTGTTTGGAATGAATATTGGTCTTTAGAGGAGCTAGAAAAAATTAAAGCATCATTACCTATTCGTAATTGGTCAGCTCAGTATATGCAGAATCCTACATCTGAAGAAGGTGCGATTTTAAAACGAGAATGGTGGCAACCATGGAAGGGTGTTACTGTACCAAATTTAATTCATGTAATACAAAGTTATGATACAGCGTTTAGTAAAAAAGAAACAGCCGACTATTCTGCTATTACAACTTGGGGAATATTTCATCCTGATGAAGCTACGCCAGCTTTAATTTTATTAGATGCCATTCGAGGCAAGTATGACTTTCCTGAATTAAAAGCTGTTGCAATGGATGCGTATAAGTATTGGGAACCTGAAACTGTAATCATAGAACAAAAAGCAAGTGGTGAACCATTGACTCAAGAATTCAGACGCATGGGTATTCCTGTTGTACCTTTTGTTCCGAGTAAAGGTAACGATAAACATACAAGAGTCAATTCAGTTTCTCCTATATTTGAAAGTGGTCAGGTTTGGTTTCCGTATGGTGAGATGTTTGCTGATGAAGTGATGGATGAGTGTGCTGCTTTTCCGAATGGAGCTTATGATGATTATGTTGATTCAACCACCCAAGCTGTGTTAAGGTATAGGCAAGGTAATTTTATTGAGTTATACTCAGATTACAAAGAACTCGAAGATTTACCAGAAAAACAATACAGGTATTATTAATGATGAAGTCAATTAGACCCTTTTACAATCCTCTTAGTGAGATAGAAAAAGAAAGAGAAAATAAAAAATCTAATTCTAGAAGTGAAATAGAAAAAGAAAGATTAAAAAGAGGGGTTCAGAAATATAAAACACAAAGACAAAAAAGAGACGAGGAAGACAGGCGTGTTGCTGATGCCTCGGCTAGTGACTCAACGACCACGGAACAAGGATCTAGTAAAGGAGAAAAATTATTAAAAATTTATGAGACTATGGGTGGTGATCCTTTTGCTTTTTTCAAAGACCCTCCAGCTCCTGTTTTTCAAAGCCGTGATTTAATTGGTGAGATTAAAGAAAAAAATGAATCACTAAGAAGAAGTGGTGCCACTCAAAAAATGTTTCCTATGTACTATGAAAAAATTGGAGCTAAACGAGGGAAGTTTGTAACGGCAAATTGTAAACTAGGAAAAAATAAAAAAACAAGGATTTATTAATGGCTGTAGAAAAAAACACTCAATCTGAAGAGAATCAGGAAGAGGCTAACGAAGAAAAA